GTGAAGGTATCTACAGACGAGATAAAAGGTGGCCTAGGTTAAACTTCGCATCCTTACACAAGAAATCCGAGCTACGGAAAGCCTTCCAAGACGGACGACCCATAAATTACAGATCGATTCGATACCGTGAGGCAGACTGGGAAAGAGTGTTGGGACTACCTAATTTTGATCAAGGGAGTGACCTCAACATCTTGTCTGTGATTAAGGATAAGGCATCCTCACCCAGGTTGCCCGAACTCCAAGAGCAAATTCAAGGGATAGAAACTGTGGATTGGAAAGACACAAGAGTGCTCTCAGCCTGGCTTAAATCGAATTATGTTTCACCTGAAGAGATCCTCCGGGACATGGACGAGAAAGGAATACATCAGAATGACCTTCTTATCAAATTATCTGAAAAAGAGAGAGAAATGTCCAAGACCCCTCGTTTATTTTCTGTCATGCCTTTGTATTACAAATTATACTTCGGCTTAACAGAAGCCTTGGTGGCACGAGACCTTGTTCCTCTAGTAGAAGAATGTACTATGACTGATTCTTTGCAAGAGGTGATGGATAAAATGCGTTCTGCCGCTGGAGGGAAGAAACAAGGGAATTTTCTCAGAGTCCTTCAATCTATCGATTTCAAGAAGTGGAACCTTCACTTTAGATACTCTAACACCGCTCCATTTTTCGGATTCATCGATCAATTGTATGGTTTTAAAGGGTTATTTCGCATGACCCACGAGTACTTCCAGAGGACCCGGTTTTACTACGATAATGGTTACACAATGTCATGTAATGAAGATGGAACTATCAAGGATGGGTTTTACACCTGGACAGGACAGTTAGGAGGTTGTGAGGGATTAAGACAGAAGCTGTGGACTCTATTGACCATCGCTATACTTCGCTATGCTATTAAGAAACACCACATCAATTTCAGCATCCTGGGTCAGGGTGACAACCAAGTGATTGCTATGGATTTCCCTATACCATCTGGATATGATCGAAACAATCTCCCAGGGCACATTGAAGCTCTTCTCCGAGGGAGGATAGAAAGGGTGCGAGATGATATTTTCGCGGCCTGTGAAGGTATGGGATTGGCAATCAAGAAGGAAGAGACTTGGTTATCATGCTCGTTGTTCTCATACGGTAAAATCATGTATTTCGATGGTGAACCATTGCCGGGAACCTTGAAACGATTATCTCGAATCTATCATCTCTCCAACGACGATTATCCATCTTTGGATGCAGCTATTTCTAATATCTCTGCAAGCGTCCAGTCGGGGACTATGGCGTCAGTGTCTTTTGTTATCCCTTATGTAGTTGGAATGTGCGAACTCCGCCGTTGCATAAACTGGCATCTCAAGGATAGTTTGCTTTCGTCTGAAGGTCTTCTCCAGGACCTAGAATTAACAACATTAACTGGAACCAGGGGACACGAATTAGAAACAACAAACAAAATGCTGAGGCTGGCCAGAGATGATACTAACCTTCTATTTGCTGTGGCATTGGGCGGCAATACATTAGGTGGGTTCAGTTTCTGCACTCCTTTGGACCTTCTTGTCCGAGGTTTCCCTGACCAATTAAGCTCTCAGTTGACTTTCCTATCTCAGTTGAGAGCTATTCACCAGAGGGGGACTCTCCGACATAAACTAATCACTAACTTAATGGCCCCCCATCTCTCGACAGAGATTGATTTAACTTTGATCATGCAAGACCCTACTTCTCTCAATCTCTTGGCTGGAGAAACTTTTGTGAATTATTTAAAACGAGCTGCTCAGGAGGTCCTCAGGTCCGGGGTAGTAACAAATCCTCTCATGGAATCTATGATCGAAATCCAGACCAACGATCTCCCTAAATTGGTGGAATTTCTGGGAACGTGTCAACCTTTTGCTCCAGGAGTCCTGTCGGATATCTTATCGGCTTCTGTTCCAGGAGTGGTCTCGGCCCTCATTACCAAGTTTGACAAGACCAGGACCCTTCTCAAAATGAGTAGGGAAGCTTCTGCTGACCTTGGTACTGACATCTTCACAAGAGAATTAGGGACGTTTGCATCGAAGCTATACCAATTAACGTCCCCCGGTCGCTCGAAGCTTCCGAAATGCATGACAACGTATGCACAGCAGCTTAGGAATGATTCTTGGGGAGTTGAGATAGTAGGCATTACAACTCCGCACCCATTCCATCTATTTACCAGGGAACCAGTTAGGGGGGTTGGATGTTTGTTCGAAACCCGGTACCCCGAATTGATCAAGCTCAGATTCAGTGATACGGCATTAGGCGATTCACATTCTATCTTCAAGACTCTCGGTAGAGAGAGGCCCTACCTTGGAGCAATGACGGAAGAGAAGATTTCTCAGGCTCGGGAATGGGAAGCTACTGCCATCCCATCCTCGATAAGACAGTCGAGCTCCTTGCAAAGAATAGTAGGATGGTTCGTGCCGCCAGGTGGACCTCTCTCTCAAGTTCTGAAAAACATCATGGCATGCTACACAGACTGTATGCCCGAATACTTCTACACCAGACCTAACTCTGTCACAGGAAATTGGGTTCACAGATATATTGATTCGATGAGGAAGCATGGAGGTTATTATAATGGCATCTTTACTCCCTTGACCCACGTCTCTCTATCCACCAACTCCATGGGTCAATATTCGAGGGGAAGAGGGAATTATGCCCTTCACTTCCAGGGGATCATGATTTCTTGGGCAGGACTGGAATTCGCTAGGAGATATCTCGGCCTGTCTTCTCCTCCAATGGTCCATTACCATGTCTCTTGCAAAGATTGTTTGGTTGAGCTTCCAGATAACAACATGGAAGCCGAAGGCGATGCTCCTGAACTGTCGACCCTAGAGGGGACCTCCCTCTATGTCCCGAAAGACAAAGTGGAGTCCCATATCCTCTCACGAGTCAGGTACTCCAAGACTGTAGACACAA